CATCGTCTTCGTCGGCGTCAACTTCTTGAGCGAGTTCTTCCAATACTTCACCGACACGTTCATTTACAGCATCTTCGAAATCTTCAGCAACAGCTGCTTCATGTTGTTCAAGTGCTTCGTTAACAGCAGCTTCTGTAAGAATAGCAACAGCTTCTTGTTGATCTTCATTAAGAGTTCCTAGAACACCATCCATGATATCTGTAGCTTCACCTTCATCAGCGTGTTGAATACGATCAAAGAGACTTACACGCTCTTTAGCAAGTAATACATCACTTGCTTTATGTAAAAGTTCATTACTTTCCATTATAATAGTTTCCCCTTCATTAGGATTATCGGAGTGCTGTAACACTTCCGTAATAACAGCGCCAGGATTAGCTCCGGCGACTACAAGTGATACTTCATAGATATTACCATGGATTACATCGTTTTGCGGCGTACGTTTGATACGATTCGCCCCAATAGACATAGACCAGATATCTCCATGTTGTACGAGTTCTTTGGCACTTTTGGCTTTAGGAGTATTGTTGAAATATCCTTCGCCATAAACGCCGTCATCAGCATGATGCAACATAACATGACCAATAACATTCTCTGGCGTACTATGATCATGTGACCAAACCAGAGGAACTTTTTGTCCGTTATTGTCTTTAAACGCACCATGTCGAATAATAACACCGTCTGTACAACGAGTGTCGTTACGAGTTACATAACCCGCGAAATCATACTTGGGATGTTTATCCATTATACGACATTTCCTCCATCATTATTTGCCGCCATTTTGAAAGTTCTCATCCGTATACTCTTCTTGGGGGTATTGAGCATAATCGTATTCGCTTTCAGGGGACCCGACAGACCCAGGTATAGATACATCTTGACGAGCATCAGAGATATTTGGATTATACAATTGGTCAGCCATAGGGTCAGCAATAGGACCATACCCAATAACTGCACGGAATTCATTAGATGTAAGAATTCGGTTACGAAGCAAAGCATCCCCAATCGTAGCAAGTTGACTTGTAGGAACCAATTTAAATGGATCACTATAAGTAACAATACGATGACCTTGTGTATAACCAGTCTTAGTTATAAATTTTCGTTGAAACTCTTCTTGAATTCTTGTTACAATTGGATCAATTGTTCTTGTATAATAGTTTTGCATTTGCTCGGCATTGGCAGTACCATCAAATACTGATTTGGTCAAACCGATTTGACTTAATAATTCGTCGGTTAAATACTTAATCTCATCCATAAGATTTGAATTAATTTGTCTATTTAACTGAGTAATCTTTTCGTCAGCAGCAATATATGCAATTCCTAAATTAGAATCTTGAAGTTGCTTTTCAATATCTTTAACACGATCATCCGCTTCTTTCTTCTTGATATCATTTCTGACAGGAACAGGAAGTTGTAAGATCATATTCCATTTATTAGCAACAGCGTCAATATCTTGTTTATCTAAAATTGAAAGTTTCTGAATAAGGCGATTCATTGTAGGATTATCAGAGCCTAGAATGTTTGCTAATGGATTTTCGATAATAGCACACATTTTCTTTGGTAAGATAACTTCTGTAAAATCACCTTTCATTTCATTATAGATTTTAACACGAACCTTAGTTGGAAACCATTCCATAATTTTACCAACTCGCATAGATTTAATATCATATGCATCTGATTGCGTAGGATCCAAAGTAGCTTCTACAGGGACTGCTGCTACAACACCTTCATCAAATAGCGAATATACTAAATCATGAAAGAAATCTGTAGAAGATTGGTCAATATTCATTTCGACTTCAAATAATCTCTGTAAAGAAGATCCGTACTGTACAGTTTGGTTTTCCTTATCTTCAGCCAACTTAACATGTTGAAATTTAACAGTACTTGCATCCATAGCAATTCTATTAAAAATCATTGACGAGATTGAAGCTCTAGCATATGTTCTAGTTGGAATTGAATTGTTTGGGTTTAAAGCCCTAGGTTCTGTTGAGAGTTGAAACACAGGTTGTGTTTCTGTTAATGATGTTGTATCGTTTCGGTTAAACATAGTCCAGGCATGTTGTAAACCATCAGTAAACATACTCATAGTGTTCTTAAGCCTTTCTATCCGAATAAGTCTAGATTACGTTTATACGCAACCCATGCGTCAATAAGAGCGGCAACATTATCTATCTTCTCGTCGGTTCTACGTTTAGATAGTTTATAGTTACCGTTATTATCTTGAATAGCTATAGCATTACCCATAGCAAACTTCATAAGTTCTTCATCAAAAATTAATAGTCTTTCCATTGCTAAATTTTTGAGCTCACCCATAGGTACTGATTCTGTTTTGGCACCTTGTATTACTTTCTCAACACCATATTCACCATTGTCTCGAATCCATCTTTCAACAAATTCTCTAGCATTATATGGGTCATAACCGAAAGCGTAAACTACATACTTGTGTTCGTAAATCATTGCAGATAAATCGTCATATACTTGATTCATATCAAGAACAACACCATCCATAACAATCAAAGTTCCTTCAGCAATAAGTTCATCGTAACGATTACGCATAGCTGAAGTTAGTTTCTTGAGTTTTGATTCACAAACATAAGATCTTGTTTTAACACCAAATCGTCCTCTACCTAGAGGGAATAAGAATGTAAAGGCACAGAAGTCATCCCCTTGAGATAAGTCAGCACCGAGTGTACATTCAAGACCATCGAAGTTTTGTGGACGATGAGGAACTGTTTCTTCATAAACAAAGAAATATGTATAACCTTCTACAGGTATACCAAAACGTTTTGCTAATGTATCGGCCCTTGTTGCGGGTTGATTCTCGGCACGTTCTACTTCGTTTCTATATGTTTCGTAAGAAACTGTAGCCCCAAGGTTAGGGTTAGCTTTCATCCATAGTTCTGGATAAGCAACTTCTCTAACATCATCTAGTCGATAATACCAAATAGAGACATGTGGGTTAAAATATCGACCTTCTAAAATGTCGACTAACTCCATCTTAATAGTATCACCAACACCGTCACGAGCAGTTCCTTCGGAAGATGTAGCGATTATGAGATAGTTATCATTCTTGGAAGCACCCTGTTCGATTGCTCCTATAACATCCTCTCTAACTTCTCCAGAAAGCCATTCATCAACGGATGCGTACTTACATCTAAGACCTTGTAGTTTATCGACAGACATAGGTCTTATTTCAAGTAGACTATTCGTGGCAAAATTCTCGACACCTTTCTTTGTTGACGCCAGCAATTGTTTCTGAGTTAGATTCCCGGTCATTTTAGATCCTTGAACCATGTATTTAATTAGAGGTCCTTTGGCTCTACTCAAAGCAGTTCTGAAAGGTCCCATAATTTCCTCAGCTTGTTTCATTGTCGGGGCAGCTACTACCTGATGGGTAGTTGAGGTGTCTATCAATAACATGTATGCCTGCATGTATGTTGAATAAAGTGATTTAGCGGCACCACGTCCTACAATTAAGTATTGTTTTGTAGTGAGTCGCTTAAATTTAGTTTTAATTTCCCATTTACCGAGTTTAGGATTATATACCTTGTCCTCAGAAATGTAGAACCAAGCGAGGGCACACTCTGCCCATAATTTAAAGGACGGTAATAATGTAACATCGCTACCGTCTGTTAGAGTCATCTCATTTTCACAAAATCTAACAAAGCCTTCAATCGCTTGATTATCGTAGTAATAATCCGGAGACTCTATTAAGAAGTCTATTCGGTTCATTTCCAGAGATACCATACGATTTACCGGAATTTCACCTCTAAGAACTGCTTCTTTGAATTTCATGTATTCTTCCGGATAAGCTTTATTGGATAGTACCACAAACGTTATCTCCTATTTTTTCATAACATTAACAATTTGTCTTGTAAGTGGAGCATAGTCTTTAGGTTTATTTTTCATAAAGTCTGTTGCAACAGTCTTCAATGCAACACCAGCAACAGTAGGAACTACGAACTTACCAGCTTTAATAGCTGCAGATTTAATAGATGGTTTCTTATTAATTCTATTTGCTCGTTGAACTTGTTCTGCGAAATCGTTTTCCATACGAAGTCGATTTGTTGCGTTTCTAAGATCTTTGTCGGTCATAAGATGCCTATTGGCATTTTTAGTATTCCACTTACTACTTGCTTTTTTCAGTTTATTGCGATTTTTACGGCGTTCACTAAATCTATTACTAAATTTACGAACACCCCACTTCATTCCTTTGATACCATGATGTTCTAGGTTATCAACTTGTGAAGCAATAGCAATAATTTCCAAATCATATTGGCTCATTAAAATCCTCCTTTTGGATGATTATACGATGAGCAGTAGATCGAATAGATTTTTCTAAAGAAGTAAGTACACTCCCAATTGGTGGGTCAAACTTTACTCTTGCATTCAAGTAGGTGTACTGCTTGATTAAGCGAATAAGTTGTTCGTCTTTGGTATTCAATAATTGTTCCCATTTTGAATCTTCACTCATAACAAACTCTTTGTTGAGTTTAGTCAATTGAGACAATTCACCTATAATACCATCGAGTTCCATAATCAGTCGAGAATCAAACCCAGTATCTTCTTCAGAAGCAAAATCTAAAACAGACTTTACGTCTTGTAGAATTGTCATATCCACCTCACCATAGTTTAGTATCTCCAGGTGTTCGTTCTATATAATTTGATTCGGGATAAACTTTCTTGTAGTGAATTATTGCATGAGTTTTATAAGAAGTAGTTATCAGTAAATCAGGATTGAGAAGAATGTCTTCATTCCATTCCAATAAATCTTCTTCTGTTACTGGAATCATATGATGCACTAATACTCGCCCATCGATATTGACACCAGGAACTCCTAGGTCATAACCCATATCCCTAGCGATAACATAATCTCTGAGTTCTAGCCAAAGTTTGCTTCGATAAAATCTATTAGATATCTCTCGAGGCGATTTGTATCCTCTGTTTATTAATGACAGATAATTCAATCTATCACCAAATGAATCAAATGTTATAAGCTTTGAATAACTCAAATCTTGTAGAATTTTTCTATCGGTTGTTAACAATGATGTCATAATTCTTCTGACGGAGCATAACCACGAATTGCCGCAATAACAGCTTCGCTATCTCCTTTACCTTTGACTTCACTATCAATCAAACTGATTTTGGATTCATTGAGTTTCTTCTTAGCTTTTAAGTTTTCCAACTGGATCTCGTTTTCAATTGTTCCATAACGAAGTAATGCATTCAATGTGCTTGGCGCGATTGTTCCATCTTGTAACTGTCGTTCTGCCAAATCAAATGCTTGCTTTGTTAATTGCTGCATTCTACCTTCCGGAGTGAATGCTTGACGAATTAAATAATCGTCTTTATTTTTCTTTCGAGGCATCCGTAACTACCTCCGCTTTACCCTGAAATTCTCTTAGTTCACGGACTGAATGTTCAATATAGTCTTCAGCTTGTTCTGCTGATAGAGTAACACCAATTTCTTTAGAAAACGCTAATAGTTTTTCTAAAGCTTCTTTTTTCTTATCTTTATTAGGAATCAATAAAGAATCTAAAGAAGAAACGATGATCATTGCCCGATCTGCTAATGTAATCACAGATTTGTTATTAGTCGATACACCAAGATAGCGAACTAATTGTAAAACTACAGGTGCAACAAAAACTAATAGCGTTAATACTTCAATGATTTTTTCAATGGTCATTACTAGTCTCCTTATGTCTCTTTTCTTCTATGTAGTCATTGACTACTCTTGTAATATACGAGTTACCACCTTTTTGGGTATAAGAATCGTATAAAGCTAAAACTTCAGCAATAGACAATCTCTCCGATTGTATACCAGTAACGATTTGTAATCGAAGAAAGTCTCTTTCTTGGGTCTGTTGCATTTCTTGAAAGCTCAATGTTAACGCTGATATAGCGTTCTTGATGCCATCAATCTCTTCGTTTTGCTTCTTTTCTAATTTATTCCATAAACGCGTGAATACTTTTGCACCAAAGCCTACAATAGATGCACCAACGCCAATATAAACACCAATCTGTGATAGAACTTCAGGAGATAGAAGCCAGTATAGTAGTGCTTTAAGATGTTCACTAACCTCACTTGACATTTTATACCTCCTTTCCAGCTATTATCGACCCACTTCGGTATCCCAGAATCTGAGTTTTAACCCACTCCGGGGCTATTTTAGGGTGGTGGGGCGATGCAAGGGGTGGGAAAATTTTACGAACCCTCCCCCCTATGGTTCAAATTTTTATTTCGAATTTTATTATTCTGTATTATTCGTTGGTAGACGAATTGGTGTTGGTGTTGTAGGTTTGCATACAGTCCAAACGCCTTCAACAGGTCCTTCATCAATGATGTAATTGATTGCTGTTGCATGTAGTTGAGCTTCTTCGACTTCATCTAGCACATCATCAATGTTGCCAATGACTTCAGCTAATAGTTCTGGTGTGTTGTATCCATGTTCAGTATCCCAACGTAACCACGCATCATAGTCAACGAAAGGATTGTATGGGTTGTCGTATGTTGTTAACATTGTATCAACAACAGTTGTTTCTTTAATGTAATCTAAGTCCATAACGTTCTCCTTTCTAGACTAAGTTCTGTACAGTAGAGACACTAACACCTAAAGCTTCTGCTACTTCAGCATAGGTTCTACCGTTCTTAAGCATACCTTTAGCTCTGTTGGCTTTAGATAGACTGATAGCGTCTTCCTTCTTAGGTGTAGCTAACTGCTTGAGTCGGTCTGAATCAGAGAAGCGAATGATGTCTGTAAGCATCTTAGTACTCACAGCACCAGACTGAATAGCTTTCCATTCATCAGGCTCAATAGTAATCCTAGACGAAGCGCCGTCAGCACCTGTACGTACACGAGCAGCAGCAATAGCCTGTTGTTTAAGCTTCTTGAGCTGGTCTTTCTGCATGTCAGGATCACGTTTCTCAGCTATTACTTTATTAGCAATAAGCTGCGCTTGACGTTCTCTAGGAGAGTTAGATAGAGCAAGATCTAGTTTGTTCTGTAGTGATTCTACTTGAGACTTGTACTTAAGCTTAGCATCCTTGTTCATGGTCATGTTAGGCGTTGATTCAACAATCTTGTTAGCTTTATCACGCATCTTGCCAAGAGCATTAATATAATCACCATACATATTCTCAATAGGGGTGCCAGAACCAAGGGTCTTAGCATCTTTAACCATTTCTACAACATGGTCTGTAGAAACAGTTTTTGATTTCTTAATTGTTGGTTTTAATTTAGGATTAGCAGCAAGTTCTTCTGGTGTTCTAGCTTTCTCCCAATACTCAAGGGTACGATGCTCAGTCTTTGACCTAGAAATAAGAGTTGATGCTCCATTTTTTATTTTTCCAGATATAACATCATAATGTTCTTGATATTTTTTCTTTAAAGATGGAATATCATTTTCTCTTTCAGATCTTTTATAATCTAAATTATGTTTTTCCGCATCAATAACAACCATAGAATGTTTAACGGCTCTAGCAATTTCAGATTGACTAGCTCCTTTAAGAGTCATATCAGTAATAAGGTTTGATACTTCTCCCATTTTTCTTTGTTTCTCTGGCCAGTTACCTTTTGAGTCACGCTTCAAGACTTTTGGATCTGAAGAATAATATTTATTGGTGTCAAAGTTTTTAAGTTCTTTTAATGAACGACTTGTTTTAATTCCATTTTTATTATTAGGAATAACCATTACAGTATCACCATCAAAATCTGCACCAGATAATTTAGAAGCAACTGATGAGTCAATACCAACTGCATCTTTTGCGCCTTTCATAAATTTGGCAGGGCCTTTTTCTAGCTTGTTGTTAACAGTTAACTCTGGCAATTCAAAGATACCACCATGAGGATATCGAACGAGAACTACTTTTTCACCATTCTTAAAGTTTGGTGCATAAATTTCGTTAGCTTTAATACCAGATAAAGGTAAAATAACTTGGCCTTTCATTCTGTCGAAGCCAGTTAATTTAAGGTTATGACGTTTAGTTGTCAATCCGTCAGCAAAATCTTGCATTAAAGCCTTTTTAATTACTGGATTTGTCAAATTATTTATTTCATCAAACTCTTTTTGTAATTTATCATAAGTAGTTTGAATACGACCTTTTACAAGAGCAGGAGGTTGTTTAGAAACAAACTGAGAAGATAAGGTTTTTGACCAAGTTCCCCAATCGCCTTCTTCATTAACTTTATTAATAGCACCTTTTTGTCCATTGGATTTAATTTGAGCACCAAATGGATTGTCAGGATCATCTTTTAATTTCTTAAGAACAGACTCTTTTGGTGTTCCTTGTTTCTTATTGGTGTTAAAAATAACATCAACACCTTTAGGAAAATCTTTAGGATCACCATATACCGCCATACCTTTTAGATAATGCGTTCCACCAACACCGATACGAACTTGTGCATATCTAGAACCACCTAAATCCAAGTCTTTTACACCAGGACGTAATTCCATAACACCATCTTTATCGGTACCACCTTGTTCATCGTAACGAATATGAACACGCTTCCAATCAATATGTTCGATCGGTTTCAAACCTAATTTAGTTGAACCGTCTTCAGCTTTATATAAATTAGGAGGAACAATTTCATGTTTATGTTCACGAACAATATCGGGATTTGATTCTTTTGTAAGAACTTTCATTTCTACCCAGTGATCATCGTTAGTAGCATTTTTAACATATACTTTATGCATATGATAACCTTCTGCTTCTAATTGTTGAACCGCACGTTTTAAGGTATTTTCTTTAATACCCAATTGTTGAGCAGACCCTAATCCCACATCCAAATATGGATTTTCTTTAATTAGAGTTTTAAGGTCATTTTTCACACTTTCCATTCGATTAACATTATTTCGAACTTGTTCATTTAAATTCATACGAACAGATGATTCAGGAATACCAGTTCTACGAGATATTTCCGTAGGACCATATCCTTTCTCGTGAAGTTCCATAATCATAGATTGATTTTTTAATCGAATAGTTTGGTTAGCAATGGTATTTCTTGCACGGAATTCACTCGTGGTAATACCTAATTTAGTTGCAATTTGAGTATCACTCAAACCGGTCTTACGATATTTTGCAACTTTATCGGACCATGATGTAGCCCGTTGATATGAGTTTTCACCAGAACCCCAAGCATATCGTCCACTATGCGGAATACTTCCTTGGTGTGGTGTGCCTTGGTGTTCAAGATAGGCTTCTTGTAAATCCATCACAAATATGGTCCTTTCTATTTAGGTTTGTTCTCAAGAATACCAGAGAATTCTTTAATTGTATGATATACGTCATACACATCTTCTGCCTCAGGAATATAAGTATCGATGTTCTCTCCTTGATAAATACGTAATTCAAAATCAGTCTTCTCAGGAGCTACACCGTATTCCAAACAGAAATATGCAGCATAAACAAGCAATTGTTCCATTTTTGGTTTAGTAATGCCAGTCTTTAAATCATGAATTCTAAGAAATCCACGAGGATTATCCTTCTTAGGAGGGTCATATCTAATAGCGTCAGCTGTACCAAAAGCATATGGCGAGTAAAATAACAATACTTCACTATCCATACGATATCCAATTGCATCGTTAACAAAATTAGCAACTGCTGGATGAGTATGACCTGGTAATAAACGAATTCTGTGTTGAATCGCATTACTTGCAAACTCATGAAGCTCAGTTCCTCGTTGTTTAGCTTTTTCGTTTTCAAAGCGTTCTACCAACTTCTCAGGGTCATATTTTAACCAATGACATTGACTAGCGCTTAAAAATGAATGTTTACCTTCGAACTCGGGATGTCTGTTCCATTTCATTAAGAACTTCCTCCTTATTCTCTGGATATATAGTGCGAGCCCATCCACCCATCGAATTATACTTTTCTAAGTAATATTCTTGATTAGGTCTATAAGGAGCAGTTGCACTACGCTTAACTTCTAAATGATAAGAATATGGACCAATGTCCACTGATAAGTCGGGTATTCCTTGAATATGGCCCGAATCGTTTTTCTTAACAATAGCATCAGGAAATCTATTATGAAGGTCCTGAATTAATGTTCGTTGAAAATCTCTTTCGAGTTTGGACATGTTTGTTCTACCCAGTTCCTTTCATTAAATTTCTTTTTGTTTCTTATGGATCGTTCAATTGCATCATCAATAGAGGCAGGGGATTTAAGATAGAGATAAAATAAAAACTTAAAGGAGGTATTCACTCGATTTATCCGTCCCTCGGATTGCTCCATAACCCGATAAGAATAATTTAGAGAATAAAACAATATTGTATCAGTAGTAATACAGTTCCATCCCTCTGCCCCGGCCGTGTACTGAACCAAATATACCCATTCAGTAGCATCTGGGATAGGTTCGTGTTTCTGACCGTTCCATTGATAGTATGCCCTATTTAATTCTTGACAAATCTCTTTGAGAATATCAAGCTCATAGGTGTAGTTATAAAAGACAATAATTTTATCACGAGTCATTATCTGTTGTTTAGCATTTTCAATTCTACGAGGACTAGTATTAATTATTCTTCGCAAAACTTGTGTAAACTCAGATGCATTTGTTATAGGTGCTTCCGTAAATGGATTAAACCTTGTGTCTATAACTCGTTTATACAACTCTTTATCAAAAGAAGTATTTATATATTGTCTATGGACTTCGGTTGTTCTAAAATCAGCCATAGGCACAGCTAAATATTTACGCAACCGTTCTAAGCGATCAACCTCATGATATCGTTTAATCTGAGGGAACTTAGAATATGGATTGTATTCGACGTGTCTATCTACAAATTCAGTTTTGTTTCTGTAGAAGTTGTTTGCTAAGAATATACACATCCAATCCATCCAAACATCTCCTGGTGTTGCAGTTAGCATAATCCATTTATTTTTACGAGCAATCTTAATAAAAGAAGTACCCCATGAACCATAACCAATTGCGCGTTGTTCATCGAATAAGAAGAATGCATCTTTAACATCCAAATACTTGGTTATATTATTCCATGAATCAACAACACCTTCAATTCCGAGCATTTCCAAATCACGATGCCATTCTTTGTCATTACGTTTCTTAGCAACCGTAATAATATAGAGTGGTAAATCACGATGGTTTTCTATATAATAAAATAGGCCTGTCAAGGATTTACCCGAACCGACCTTCCCGCACAATACAGAACCATTATGCAATCTATCAACCGCCCGCCGTTGATAGTCGTATAATTCAATTTTAGAATCCATACTTACGACGAAGTGGATTATCCACTACACGAATATATGCATTCTTCAAGTTAAGACGAGCATATTGTCCATCTGGACTTGGATCTCGTCGAGCAATGGTCATATCGCACAAGGCGATTTCCATATCATCAAGCATTGCCAATTGACTTTCGTCGTTCAAGAACATACGGTCAGTTGGTGCAATATCTTCATCGATAGGAGTTGTACCATCATCGTAAATAATAGCGATGCTTGGCAAACCGAATTGAGTATAAACACGAACCTTGAAGAAATATGATGGTTCGAACATATCAGGATTCTCTGCCATCTTAGCAGCCATTTCGTCCGTAACATTTTTTGGTTCATACAATTTAACATTAATACCATATTGTTGTAGAAGTTCTACATCTTCAGGGTTTACCTTAACATTAAAATAACGGTCGCCTGCGCGATTGTACTTTTCTTGACGCCCACTGAAGTTGCGAGCGAATAAGAATTCAACTTCTTCCAAAATAATTTGGGAATTTGAGATTTGTGAAATTTTTGTCATTGTATTGTCCTTTCTAACTGACGTGTGTCTGACATATTTTCAAAAAAGAAGAAAGGAGAACAAATCAGCAGAATTTTGTTCTTCCTCTCTATTATGTGCCATGTAAATCCTGCGATTTACAAAATAGTAATTTTGGAACACCCTACGAAACTTGTAGAGCGTCCACATAATCTTTAGGCATATCATCGACAATTTGGTTGATATCCCCAACCTTAATAATTTTCTTAAGACCATCGATTGCAATCTTATCATAATAAGAAAAATCGACATCTTCATAATCGAATTCGGAAGTTTGTTTAAACAAATATCCTTTCGTTCCAGCAATGGATTTGAAGTTTTCATTGTCTTCCGTCCACATACATTCTTTTCCAGACTTGGAAGCATATATAGATCCGACCTTACCAACGAATTCGTCTCCGAGATAAATATGACCTTTCGATTGTTTAGTGATAAAGAAGTCCTTATCAACTAATTCCTCTTTGGTCCAAACACGTTTCAATAAATATGTGTTTGCATACTCAGCACCAGTTGGTGACCAGCTATCATCTTCAAGCTGAGCAATATACACAGCGTTGTTAATAAGCGCCATACGTTTGTAAGTATGTTCATGTTCGAACTTGTAGTTATATTTCTCTTGCTTACCGAAGTCCATAACGAATTGAATAATCTTATCGTCAGCATCTGGTATTTTAACCGAGTCCGTCTTAATATGACAAACCTTATACCCTTGCTCTTCAACAGCAAATTTCAAGTCGACCATAAATAAAGCTCCACGTTTCGCAACGATATTGTCAATATTGTCTGGGTGTTTGAACTTGTTATCAAATTTAGCAGAGGTCATTCCATATACTGAGTTGATTACAATCTTCAAAGCAGTTACCAAAGGTTTGTGATATTCCGGATTATCCAAGAACGGAGCCAATACTCCATCAAACATTTGTTTAACTTCGTCAATCTTATTATGTTTGAGTAATACACGAACTTTAAGCAAGTCTGCATATCTTTGTGTGTATGGACCGAAGTAGTTCATATTCACCAGAGAGTTCGGGTGCATAGACTCTACGTCAAGCAGAGCTATATTTTTATACACTCCCGGTTCTGCATACACAAATCCACCTTCTCCCGTTTCGAAGCCACGGTAATATGACTTACCGAACTCATATTTGTATCCAGGGAAGATTGTGTCAAGTTTAACATAATTAAATTTGTCTTGTGGTTTAGGGTCATCCCCAAATATGAATTTTGCTGTAAGCTGATTGTTTGTCGCATTCATTGAACCTTTTGAAATGGTTGCTAGAATTTCACGCGCAACATAGTCAGCATATATAGAGTCGAATAATTTCTCAGTTGCATCAACGTCATTGACACAGTAGTCAACAACGACAGGAACTAATTCATCAGGAACAGGTTGGTCCCAAGGGATTTCCATTTCGACGTGTTTAATTCCTAAGTCAACTTCCCATCGCTTGAGTGATTGTTTCTTCTGAGAGTACTCATAAATATCGGTATAGCTTAATTCGTAAGCAGCCGCATACATTCCACTCTTCGCATTTTTTTCGTTGACAATTCTGTATGATTGACGGAACAATTCTAAATTGTCACATCCGAGTAGTCGAGCATAGAGAATATGATTGTCGTATCGTCGGTTGTTGAAACCAACTAGAGGAAATGATAGTAAGTGTTCAATTTGGTCTGGAGTTGGATTAACCCATTTAACAAATTCGTCTTCTCCATATTTCTTCCACACGACAACAAATAGATTTGGATACACCTCAATATCGAAGAACACTAATTCTTCTTTTGGATATATCTTTGTGAAGTTCGTCAGCTTAGCTTCGGTTGCTCCATCGTCATCACGAATAGACGACCATGGAATTTTCTGAAATACAGCCAAACAATAATCACGGTTGTTAGTTGAACGCAGAGCTCTTAAAAATACATCATGCTTCAAATCAGTCAAGTCATATTCTAGACCCATGTCGTATGCTTTCTGAATTTGGTCAGCAATCCAATCGATTGTTGGTTTTGTGTTTGGGTGACTTGGTTTCTCACCCTCAATAAGACCCAACTGTCGTTTAACAAATTTACGGAGTGTCTTCTCCGTGTATGTTATTTCTTTTACCTCTTCGTACATCTTAGCCTTTCTCTCTTTCAACGGCAAGCCCGATGAAATATGAGATGGTTGTAGATTGTTTGACGCTTTGTCAATCCGTCTCAAAGAGGCGTTGCCTTTATACACTTTGATTTCAATATGCTCATCAACCAAATTATCAAGTTCGTTCACATTACCATCATAGATATAATGCAGATGAATACCTTGACCTGATTTGGAAACCTCAGCATAAGTTGGAGGGAATTTTGAAGCAGCCTCAATATTTAAATCGAGGTTCTTATTGCCTTCCTCATCTTTCAAATCGAAATCAATCACAATATGATTCAACGGAACTTTAACCCAGTGTAGTTTTTCCGTATGAATATCTTTTAAAGTTGTACGTACATCTTCCCATTTCATCATGGGATTTCCATTTCGTTGCGCAAGCTGCGCTGGATAGTCTGCAGCAAGTCTATTAAATACACGATTGTTGTAGTCGAATTTAAGCCAGTTATCTGGAACAATCATTTCATCAGGATTACTTGTGCTGACAAGTCCTTCTGGAAATGCAACATGCCATTTAAATCCTTTGAAATAATTCTTAACACGAGTACCATCCACAGCGCTATCCTTAACCATTGTCTCAAAATAACGCAAAGCCTCTCGTTTGATAACTGCTTTATATCCATCCGTCTTCCATCCCATGTCTTCCAAATATTCTTTATACAGTTCGCTTATCTGACGAAGACTAATTCCTTCTTGCATATAAATTGCATGTGAGCGAATGAAATCAAAGATATGGTCAGTCTGTTCGGCCATCTCAACATCGAAGTATTCATCAAAATAATCAAACCCCAATTCTTCAAATCTGTTAATTGCCATCTGAGCAATATAAGGCAGTTCGAATTTGATTTGAGCCATCAGCTGATTATATTTTGTATGACTAACTTTCTGGCCACTAGGATTTACAACAACAGCACGTCGAGTGATACCCGAATCAACGTTACGAACTTTATAACGTTGGTTTGACGCTGTAATCAATAATCCTGTAAATGTGACAGAATAAGGTTCTTTAAATTTTTTATTAACCTGAATAATTTCATGACTTGTCAATTTCAATAACGGCGTATCGTTTTGAATATGACTGATATCCGTATCCTCGTCAATCAATAAGGGTACTTCCTGAACTTGTCCTGTTGCAAACTGGTCATTGCTTGTGAGCAGTTTCAAGTCGATAGGAGCACAGTAATCTTGAAATAGCATACGAAATATTTTTAAGACGGTACCTTTACCGCTACCCTTCGAACCATACAAATACATGAACTTTTCAATCTTGTACATGTTGTTGGTAAATAACGCACCCATGAACCACAATATCTTATCGAGCTCTTGTGGCATATATAAAGTGCCAACCAATTCTTGAAAGGCTGGCGCTTCACCTTCAGTTGGTGTATAATTTAATTGAGTGGTAGCATAATCACGTCTCTGCATCTTGTGGTCTGCGAATAATATCTTTTGGTTGAAAGACACATCACCCGACTCACAGGCTTTACAGAAATCTTGAAATAACCTAAACTTACCAACTGACGCTCTACGGATTTCCTTAACATCAATTCGTAACCCAGGTCTACCTTCTTCTATTTCCTTAGCTCTTCGCCAAAGAAGAGTATCAATATCATAAAATAAGTTCTTTTGTTGGGTATCCCAATAAGAACCATTCCAGTACGCGTAGAATTTAGAACCTTTTACTACTAAATCCTTTGTATCACCAAAAATGAAATCGGGAGATACTTCATAATCAACAGTTCTGTTGTTTGATGTGAACTTTTTGATAGAAACGTCTAAAAAATCCACTCTATACCTCCAATTCTACCATCACCCGTTTTTCCCCCGTTTTGCCCCCTCTCACCATTGTATATATATACTAGTTCATTTTCAACTCATCCCAATATACAATAGGAAAAGGGGTCGTTTTTGGGGGAGAAATAGGGGATTTTAATAAATTTTTCACCTTTTTTCTCAAATTTTACATCAATATTATAGGTAACCAATAAATCCCCCAAATTTCCTCAGATTTTTTGGGGGATAGTTTTAAGCCAAAATTAGCCTATTTTTGACCAATTTTCCGACAATATCAATGCAAATTCCTACAGTCCCTCCAAGTTTTTCAGAGAATATTCCCTGAATTTCAACCCGAAAACCATAGAAATATACCTATTTAGACCTTCTAATCCAACGTAATTCTACCCGATTTGTCAAGGAATTATCCGTTTGATAGCTATTTGCAACCCTTACAAGGTACTCAAAACCATCAATTTTTACCCGGATAATCTCCCCATATAAGGTGGATAATATAGGATTACGAGATAATACAAGCTTCCAGCCAGTTATAATCCCGTCCACATCCTTAATATACTTTGCATCAAACGCATCTAGCACTACTGGCGAATTTGTATTATGTTTCATACTTATTTATTAGCTTCCTTTTCTTTTGGTGGTTCTTGTTTGGTTAAAGGCTCAGTAGTAATGAAACCGTCCGGTTCAACCTTGAATGATGGTTCTTTGTCAAGTTTACCATCTGGAAGAAGTTTATACCAACCATCATTATATTTAACGAAGCAATCAGATTGCATAACACCATCTTTAGGATCGCAGTAGTACCAGTTGTCATAGTATTTAATCCAACCTGTCTTCATTGCTCCATCTTTATCAAAGTAGAACCATTTACCACCAATCTTGACCCAAGAAGTAGCCATATATCCTTTTTCGTCAAAGTGATACCAATTGCCATCAGAGTGTTTCAACCAGCGATTAGTATACATATATCCATCTTCTCCGAAGTAGAACCATGACTTGTTTTCTTCAATATACTCGAATCGGTTTGTTGGATATGACCCGTTTTGACGTACATACCACCAACCAGTGTTATTGTGTTTCCAACCCGGTTCGACTGGCTGAGCTTCACTAGCACCCGTATATCTATATGCATAATAATATGGTTGACCTGAATAATACCAACGTTCGTCGTAATTATTTACGGAGATACCGTCATATGCGTAGTTACAGTGGATGATATTATCTGAGTCCAAGAAGATACCAGTATGTCCTCCAGCACCTGCAGAAGCACCTTTACGTCCCCAGATGAAGATATCACCACGTTGAGCATCCCA